CTCAGAGCATTTAGAGACGACAATGGAAAAGTAAATTATAAACCTTGGTAATATGTGGTTAAGTGCAATAAAATTAGCAGCTCAAGTTGGAAGCAAAGTATACGCTAACAGACAAAAAGCAAAAATGGCTATGTCTGAGGCACAATTATTACACGCTGAACGACAAGCTCGTGGCGAAGAAGCTTATCAAGGTAAATTATTAGAAGCTAGACAATCAGACTGGAAAGATGAGTTCATTTTAATTTTACTTTCAGTACCTATTGTGATGCTAGGCTTTGCAGTATGGTCAGACAATCCTACACACATGGAAAAAATGCAGCTTTTCTTTGAGTATTTTTCAAACCTTCCCTTTTGGTATCAGTCCATTTTTGTGGGTGTCATCGCATCTGTCTATGGACTGAAAGCCACTGATCTGATAAAGCGTAAGTAATGAGTAATCAAATTGCAAAAATGTTTAGCCAAACATTTGGTACAAAGGTTACGTTAAAATCGCAACAAGGATTAGGCTATGGCACGAAAAGTAAAAGACTACGCACCTCTGGAAAGAAAAAGAAGAAAAAGACCAGGACGACATAGTAAGTCGCCTAATAAATCCTTTAAGTTACAACAAAAAAAATACAATAGACAAGGTAGAGTATGATTTGTAAAAAAATTATTTGTATGAAGAGATTAAAAAAAGCAATTTGTAGAGTGTTATTACCCATTGTAGCAAGATGGGAGAATAGAATGTGGAAAGTTTTATATCAAAGACCAAGACGATATTGCGAATGTGTGAGTGATAAAGAGTTTGCTTATCATGTTAAAAACAATTTACCAAACAAGGATCAGTTTAATGATTAGATTTTTATTAGCATTTATGCTAGTATGTTCTTTTGCTTATGGAGATACTACTCAAAATAATACTTCTGGCTCAAACACTTCCATCACAGGTGGATACACAAACTCAAATACTTATGAGTCAGGATCAAGTAATTCTTCAAGCACTACAAACAACAGCACCAGCAATATTAGATCAGCACCTCCTAGTGCTTATGCACCTGGTCTATCCAATTCAGGTAATGATGTCTGCTCCGTAGGAGCTAGTGCTGGAGTTCAAACTTTTGGATTAGGTATATCAGGTGGTAAAGGTTTCAGAGATGAAAATTGTGAAAGAATAAAATTATCAAGACAATTAGATTCTATGGGAATGAAAGTTGCAGCGGTTGCTTTACTTTGCCAAGATCCCCGTGTCTTTGAATCTATGATTATGGCGGGGACTCCATGTCCTTACAATGGTAAGATAGGTAAACAAGCAGATAAGTTATGGAAAAAATATAATAAACTTAGACCAGATTACAAACAGTATACTAAAAATTTAAAAATTAAGGAGAAGATAGATGAAAAACTTATTCCTCGTAATAATTCTATCTATACTGACCCAGACGAGTAATGCTGAACAAGCAACCTCTGGTAATCTTTTACCTAACGCTGGTGTCGGTACAACATCAGTACAAAACCAATCAGGGTCAATAGATGGTATCAATGGATCAAATGGTTGGACCACATCAGGCGTATCTAATTTTAATAATGAGCTAGAAGCACAAGGCACTGGAACAATATCTGCAAATGGATCATTGTTAAATATTACAACTGAAAAAGAAAATGGTGGTCAGTTTACAACAACAACAAATAGTTTAGATGGTGGTGTTAGATTAGACTCAACAACAGAAGTACAAAGTTGTGAATGGATAGGATCGGCTCATCAATGTGGACAAGCAACCAATGGCAGAGATAGTTATTCTACGACTGTAAATATCAAAGATGAAAATAATCAAGTCTTATCAAGTGTAACACAAAACAGAAACAATGATGCTGGATATTATGGCAATACATTTACTTATAATGATACTGTTATTCATAATGGAACAGGTGCAAGAAATTGGGATTGGACTTGGACAGGTATTGATGGAAACAATGTTAATGCAACAGGTGCAGTTGGACCAAACTTATTAGGTGCTGAACTTACAGCAACCCTTTTAGATATTGATTACTCACCAATTCCACCAGCAGTACAGACTGAACTTGTTAGTTTTAACAATGAAATAAGAGAAGAGTTTAAAAAATTAGAAGAAGTTATAAATTTAAAAGAAGAAGTTAAGTTAGAGAAAGTTGCTTCTATTCAAGAAGAACCAAAACTTACTGAACCAAAAATGGAAAAGTTTAAAGAACCTGTTAAAACTATGCCAGTTAAAAAAGAAGAAGAACCAAAACAATTTGTAACTCAGAACAAACAAATAACAAGTCAAAGTTCTTCACCTGCACAAACCAAAACTTTAAAACAAGAAACATCTAAAGAAGAAAAGATGGTTAAAGAAATAGCAAAAGAAGAAAAAACAGAAAAAACAAAACAGGTGTCAAATAAATCAAGTAGTAACAGTAATGTTTCAAGTGAAAACAAACCCTCAGTATCTGTTGTTTTACAAAAAACTATGGATAAAATTGATGAACGAGTCAAAGATATAGGTAAAAATTTAAAAATTAAAAACCTATTTAAGATGAGAGCAATGGTTGATAATTCTTTATTAGATGTATATAATATCCCATTTTATGAAACAAAAAATATTTACAAAGATCAACCAAGTATTCAAGACAACAGAAGAATATACACAACAAGTTTGGAATCGTATCAAAGATCAGATCCGATATTTCAAATGCAACGTAATGTACAGAAAATGCGATTGCAAAGAGAAAGACTTACAAGAGAAATAGAAATGTTAAAAAATGGACAGTAAAGATTTTAAATATATAATAAACTTTAGAGACAAAGAAGCAAAAAAAATGGTTCAAACTGTTTATGCTTTTAAACAAAGACAAAGCAGACCAAGAGCAAAACAAAATATTATTAACCCCGACTTAAAAGGTATTTAATATGGTAAAAAAATTACAAGATAATCTTGCAGGGATTGCAGCACTTATTGGTGTTGTGGGTGCAATAGGTGCAGGATTTATTACTTATGGTAAGATGCAAGAACAAATTAATTCTGTTGCTGGACTTGATTTAAATCCATTAATAAAAGAAATCTCTGCACAAAATATTAAAATTGAAAAACAAAATAAAGCATTGGCTATTATGGGTAAAGAGATTCAAGTTCTACAATTAGAAATGAAAGAGTTTAAAGAATCAAACAAAAATCCTTTGTTAAATTAAAATGATTGATGCACTTATTTTTATTGCATCCATCATATTGTTTTTAGATTATATGCAAAAATCATACGTCACTAAAGATCCTGAAGATCCTGAAACTAAAAAATGGATTGAAGAAATAGAAGCAGACAAACGAAGAGAAAAGTTTTTTAATAATAAAAAAGATGGTGAGATAAAATAATGGCAATCACATACCGAGGTGAAAAGTTTTCAGGTTACAACAAACCTAAGAACGCAAGAACCAAGACTAAAAAGTTTGCGGTTCTGGCAAAGGTAGGAAACAAGGTAAGACTTATTCGCTACGGGGATGCTAACATGACCATCAAAAAATCATCACCTGCAAGACGTAAATCATTTAGAGCAAGACATCGCTGTGCAACTGCAACGAATAAATTGACTGCGAGATATTGGAGTTGTAAGAAGTGGTAGGGTGACTTTCGCCACCCCACCTTTTATATTTATAAAGATCCTGTTCCTTTACAAATATCACATTCATCTGTGACAAAAGTAAAATGATGCAGTGGACCTTTTTGAATTTCAATTTCACCCGCTCCATCACATTCAGGACAAGTCTCGCAACCAAATAGGTCTTGAGTTAAAGTATGATCTAATGATCTATCTTTTTTCATAAGAATGTTCCTTTCGTTAAAGTTATTTGTTTTATTCTTATACTTACAGTATATCATATCTGTATATGCTTGTCAAGTCTTTTTTTTTCTGGTAAATTATAAACAAACAATGTTAAGAAGAAAAAAACAAATAAGAATACGTTTATATAATTGTGATTACTGCAATAAAGAACATGAAAATATTAATTGCGGAAATGATTATATTGTATATGCTAGTGGTCATAGATTTTGTAGAGAACCTGATTGCTGGTCTCTTTACATTCAACAACAAAAAAAGAAAGATGAGGAAAGAAATGTACGGAATGAAGAAAAAAGGAAAAGGGTCTATGGGAAAAGGATCTTCAATGAAAAAGAAAAAGAAGAAAGGCAAAAAGTAATCTCTAAGTTAGATCAATATTTAGATTACTTGAAAGGAAATCATGCCAAAGAAAAAAGGTAAAAAAAAATATACTGCAAAACAAATGAAGATAGCTCGTGTTGCAGAACCTAGAAATAGGATTACAGGAGCTGACTTTAAAAAATTAAGAAAGAAAAAATGACAACTAAATCAATTAAAGCACCCAAAGGTTTTCATTGGATGAAAAAGGGTTCGTCTTATAAACTTATGAAAGGTGAATATAAGCCACACAGAGGAGCTGTGAGAATGGCAAAATTTACAGTACAAAAAAGACATGGCTAAACTTTGTGCAAAAGGTAAAGCTGCTGCTAAAAGAAAATTCAAAGTCTATCCCAGTGCCTATGCAAATATGTATGCTGCTGGGGTATGTAGTGGTAGAATAAAACCAAAACGTAAAAAGAAAAAATAATGTCTAAAGGTTTACGATCATGGGTGAGAGCCAACTGGGTAGATATTGCTAACCCAAAAAAAGGTGGTGGTTTTCCCAAGTGTGGTCGTAGTGGTGGTGAGAAAAGAAGAAACTATCCTAAGTGTGTACCTTTATCAAAAGCCAGAGCCATGTCTCCAAGTCAAAGAGCTGCTGCAGTACGAAGAAAGAAAACAGCAGAGAGAAAAACACGCAGGGGTAAAAAACCTAATTACGCAAGAACATAGTAAATGAAATCATTTTTTTTATTTGCAATGATTTGTTTTGCTGATCCTGAAGCACCACGTGGTATTAGCTGTATGGATTTTAAAGAAAATGATGATAAAATTTATAACTCTCCCAAGGCTTGTTATGATGCAGCAAATAAAGTGGGTGATGAAATTAAAATACAATTTACCACTAACGAAATTAAAATATTAGAGTTAATTATTTGGTGTGTAAATACTAAAGGTGAGATTGTTTAGAGAGCTTTAAGTTCTATCTCTAAATCTTTGTATAACTTTTCATAATGTTGCCAAGTAATATTGTGAACATCCCAAAATCTTTTATGGTCAAACTTCATTCTTAAATGATGTAGGATAGTCGTATGATCTCTACCTCCAAGTATTCTACCAATCTCAGGTAAAGATAAAGGTGTCAGTTCTCTGATTAAATTAATAATTACAGATCTAACTTCAGCGTATTCTCTCAAACGTCTAGGTGAAATAATCTCTTCATGGGTTCGGTTATAATGACGAAGCACCTTGTTATAAATATAATCGGCTTGTCTGTTTGCAGTTTTGTAAACACTGGTTCTGGTATGTTGGTTGGGTGTCTTACCTTTAGCGACATAAATAAATTTTGTAATTGTTTTTGATTTGATGGTGTGTTCTTGACCCAGTTTATATCCCGTCATAAATGCGGACTGATGAATGTTTCGTTCTCGTTCATTCAGGTTTTCATAAGCAGATATATTTATTTTATAATTATACTCGTCTAATAAATTTTGATTTATATTTTGAGACATAGAACCCTTCTCTGTTTGCACAGCTTTTAGTTGTTTTATATATGCTTACCAGTTATGCGGTAAGTTCTTCTTGAACTCTTTGAACTTTGAAAGTAAGTTGTTTCGCTTCATCAAGATACTTTCTAGCTTTCGCTTGATAAACAAGACCCATCTCATATTTTTTTTGTTCCTTGTCTCTCAGCTTCTGGAGTTCCTTTTTGACTTTCGTCATCTTCTCTCCTCACTTTGTTAAACTCAATCTTTACGTCATTAAGTTTTACTTCTACAAACTGACCATCTTTTCCTTCTGCAGCTTTCTCAGCAGTTTCAAACTTTTCAATAAATTCAAAACTACAATTTCCATATATATGTTTATGATACATTTGTCTAGTCCTCTTTATGTAAATCTTTTGCCATGTCTAAATAAATACTTGCATCTAAATAAGTGTCAGCTTTGTAAGCTCGTGTTGTTCTTAACATTTTTAACATCACCATCATGTTCGCTGCTTCGTAAGGTTTGACATCTGATTTTAATTTATCTTTTAATATAACGGACCAGAGAAAAGCAATCAATCCCATATTCTCTTTATAATCCCCATACTCT